CGTGTTGTTCGAGCTTTCCTTTAGGATGAGCTCCACTCAAGATGTTATGAGTGTTGTACAAGAACTGAATGACACATTACTGTGTTGGCTGGATAAGCACAAGGGAGAAAATCCTTCCCACCCTGCGCATGCGCAGAAGGTACCGACTCTCTCGGGGACGCTGTTGAAAGTGATGCACTCAACAGCCCTCCATCTCCGAGATGAGAAGTACAGGCGAAAAGTGGAATCTTCCCGCGAAAAGGTTCTGCTGATCATCGAGCGGTTGCTCAGGCTGCTCGTAGTCTCTGGCTTGAAGCTAAAAAGCTGCAAGTCGTGGATAGAGACTGCGAGATCCTGGCTGCTTCTTGACCTGGACGACAACTTGGAAAAATTCCTTAAATGGAAGTTTGCCTATGTTGCCGCCTGGCTTTTGAAGCAGTCAGAATTTGCCGAGTGTCCGAAGTTCTGGCTCGATGACCGAGGTGTGCCCATGGATAAGGGGCACGTCTTGGTAGGGGGAGAGGTATATACATTCTTTCGAAGGGCGCGGCAAGCTTGCCCGCTCAAACGGATGTCCTTGGCCCAAACGGTTTTAAATTTTAAGAAGGCTATGCCTGCTGTCTCGGATGAGTTCCTTAAACGGACCATCCAGAGTTCTGGTGAGCAATTAATTAAGCCTTTGGAGCTTCCTCCTGACGTGGACTATGAGGATACCCTTTGGGGTATTCGCCACGATTGTGCCTGCCAAGAGGAGAGATGCCAGTGTTGGGAGTTCTCCCTACCGTCACTCTCTTTTGAGGTAGACCGTACTGCCCGGGAGTTATTCCGGGGAAAACAGTTCAGGATGGAACAGAAGTTCCTTAAACCGTCGGAAAGAGGACATTTCGAATGTAATCGAGGGAATGGAGGAGCAGCGGTTGCGGCAGCAGAAATGCTTCGACGCAACCGGCGGTGGTTTTCGGCGCAGGTATTTGCACCCCAAGAGGAGCACATCCAACAGGAAGTGCATTATATTAATATTAATTTCCTCGGGGCAGAACATGCAATGCAAGAAATGCCTGCAGAGTTAGTTGGATTGAAGGAGCCATTTAAGGTTCGCGTCATTAGCAAGGGACCGGCTAAGCCTTATTACCTTTCTAGATACTTGCAAAAGTTTCTTTGGAAGGTGATGAAGCAGAACCCGTCCATGCGTTTGATTGGCGAGCCAATTTCGGCTGACCTTCTCTCGGACCGGCTCGGTGGACTCCAGAAAGGAGAGGTTTGGGTTAGTGGCGACTATCAAAGTGCCACTGACTTCCTTCATCCTGTTCTGTGTGAGTCCGCGATCAATGCTATTGTCCAATGCAGTGGACTGACCTCGGGATGGGCAGAGCTCTTCCGGAAGGCGTTAACTGGACACACAATATATCGTAAGGACGAAGATATAAAGGCCCGTCTAGGACCCCAGCGATGGGGTCAGTTGATGGGTTCACCTTTGTCTTTTCCAATTCTCTGTTTAATCAACGCCGCTATCACTCGTCGAGTGATGGAGGTCTCCGAAAGGAGAGTGATGACTCTTGCTGAGTCACGGTTGGTTGTTAACGGAGATGATATTGGCTTCCCCATTAAAGAGGAAGACTACGATATGTGGTCTTACGCAACACGGAAGGGTGGCTTAGTCAAGTCGGTGGGTAAGAATTATACTTCTAGAGATTTCATCGTTTTAAATTCGATGATGTATCACTATAGTACTTTTCAAATCCGCTTATTTGACGAAGTTAGCCTGAGGTTTGGTCAATCTGAGCACAAGGTTTGGGATCCGGTTCCGTTTTTGAACGGAGCTTTGCTCTTTGGTTTAAAGCCCAAAGGGGATTTTGATCAGGGCGCCAATGTTGGTGCCATAGATCTTCTCCCCGGGGTTGATACCTCGCTTCAAGCGAGGCAAAGAACCATGTTAGAGCAAGCGAGAGGATATTTTGACCGGAAAGTGCTCGACACTGAATTCATTAGATCGCATAAGCCGCTTCTAGATAAACTACCGCCTGGTATGGACTGGGTAATGCCTCCTGCACTTGGTGGACTCGGGCTTGACTTGATCGATAAACGACCAAGTCTCGGCGCTCGGAAGATTGCTGCGTTGTTGATGGAATGTTCGGAAGAACAGTATTCCTTTCAGCGACGCATCTTTTTTGCTCCGAGGGCCGATGAATCACTGTTGAGGGCTTGTAACCAGATGGTTGCACTCGAAGGGGTTCGGCGACCAGTGCAAGAAATGCGTGATGAGCGAGGATTTCTGGTACGACCAGAATCTCAGGATGTTTCAGGCTACATGTTTAATGCAGTCCTGGATTGCCCTGATGCGGAAAAATACCGAAACGACGAATCAGAGGAGACTTTGTGGAGACGGATTCGGAATGGGTACGCTCGCTTATTACGCTTGGCTCTCGGACGTTCGAGACATACGCCTGGGTGGCGCACATGTCTTGCGTTCAAGCCGGTGAGGTATGAGACAGTTGTGGAGGAGATGGCTGCTCCCCCCGTAATTCGCCTGGAATGGGAATTAGGAGTACCGTTGGATTAACGGGAACAGCCAACATAGGAACTTGCAGCTCTGATCTGAAGGAGAAAGGCAGTGTGTTTGATGGCGAGAGGCTAGGGAATAAGATTACCTAGTTCTTGGGGCCGGATTAGTCATCCGGATTACCAAAGAAGAAATCTCACATAGACGGTCAAACACAGGGACTAGTCATCCCCCCTCTCTGAGTGGTCAGAAATGATGATCTGCAAGGGTCCAACGAGAAGGAATCAATGTAACCATTGAGAACTCGGCAGTAAAACCGGTTTTAGGACTCGACCTGCACACCGAGGTGTGGGGAGAGGAAGTAGTCGCTCTATCGTTACAATACGGTGGGGTGGCTTGGCTCCTAGTGTATAGTTGAGTTGGCACCGACTCAACACATCTAGGGCCCCTAAATGTGCC